AGTAGCCAATACTTAAAATATTCAAGAACTTTTACTCTTAAATCCATGTCAGAGATTTTTTTCGAAAGAGTGGTTTGAATATCAGTTGTAGTTGTATTGATAGATGCTATATTTTTATCTATATTGTCTAGTCGCGTCTCTAAACGTGAAATAACAGCATGATACGAATTTTCGTTGTAATCTTCCATAACAAATTTTTATTTTTTCTTTGATTTTTTATTTTGTTTGTTCTTTTTTAATTTAATTACAAGTTTTTGTAAATTTTTTGGTAATGTAGGGGGTTTATAACTTGGTTTCTTAGAATCGTAGTCTACTAATTTAGTAATTTTACCTACCTCCCTCATAGGTTGTGTAGGATCATCATCTTCTTTATTCATCGGTTCGGCTTTAATTTGTTTAGATGGCTTATTGTCTTTTTCAGGATCAACCATACTTTCTTGACCAAGTTTATCGCCTTTTTTACCACCGTCTTTATCTTTACTATTTTCAACATTTTTTTCATAAGCGGAATCTACATAATTTAAATTTTTTTCAGTTAATTTGTCTTTTATATATTTTTTTAAATCCTCAAACGCAATACTAAGTTTTTTCTCTCTTTGTGTGTTGTCTCTGAAATACGTACAATCGAATAAATTGTGTACTATTGGATTTAAATCAAAATGATGTGGTTCACATCCACATATAACATAATGACCAGCGTCGTTCTTATAGACTGATATACTATCGTTGACCTTTTGAACATCTTTACTTAGGACATCAATCATTTCTTCCCAAGTCTTGTCCACTTCAGTCTTTTTTTCTTCAATCGTTTCACGTACTAATTTACGCAAATAAGTTTCCAATCTGATAATTTTACTCATACTTTATAAATATATATCTTTGTTATAAATATATAAAAAAAGACCATTCTTACAATGGTCATCGCTTAATTTTAATTATAATCTAAATTAGAGTTTAAAATCTTCAAAAGCACTTTCATTTATAGTATTATCTACACCCTTAACATAACTACTCAATTCAGTTTCTTGAGGAGCTACTTGTAGTTTCTTGCTATCATAATAGCTATCCAACCAACCAGATAGTGCATTTGTTTTGGTACCTGGATATAGTTTTTTATATCCGAGACTGCTCAATCTATTGTTTGCTAACCATTCGACATAGTGCTTAAGACTTTCGCTGGTCAAACCTACTAGATTACCTTTACTAAACAGATAATCCGACCAGTCTTTTTCAGCATCTACTGCCATTTGATAAGCAGCATATATCTTGTCTTCGTTCTTCTTTATAATTTCTTGGAATCCTTCATCAGGATTATTAATCCAGTTTTTCATGATATTCTGAGTAATAGCTACGTGAAGATTTTCATCTCTACTAATAAACTTGATAATTTTAGCATTGCCTTCCATCTTACCACGATATCCGAAATAAAATGAACAAGCAAAACTTACATAAAAAATCAAACCTTCAGTAATTTGAGTTGCTAAAACTGCGTTGAATAATTGTTGTTTTGGATCATCTGAAATTCCTAGAAGGTCATCATATTTTTTACTTATTGCTTTTGCTCTTTTAACAATTTGTTCATCTTCCAAAATACTATCAAAAAATTTGGTTGCATCTGGATAAACATTATTTAAGATGTATGTATAACTATTACTATGAATAGTTTCAAAGAAACTCCAAGTATTCATACAAATTTCCAATTCACTATTAGTGACATACTTCATTAGTTCGTGAATACTACGACTCAACATACTGTCAGTCATTGTTTGAAATTTAAGATTACTATCAAAAACAAAACGTTCCTCATTAGATAAATTTTTATAATCACTAATATCTTTGACCAGACTGACTTCTTGTGGTCTCCAAAAGAAATTTAGTTGTTGATCATATAATTCATAAAACTTAGGATATTTAATGCGATCGTATCGTTGTAGCGATAGATCCTCTCCTAAAAACATTGGATTGCGTAATTGGTCAATATTTTGTTTATTTAATACGGTTTTCATTTTATTTCCTCATTATAGAGCGCAAGCTCCACTAGCACAACCAGATTCTGTTTCTAGTTTAAGTTGCGGTCTTTCTTGTGTCGATTTTGTTTCGATAACAGTTTGTTTATCACCATCATCTGTATTAGCATAGTATAAATTCTTAATACCGTACTTATATGCCGTCAAAATGTCTTTGATTACTTCTTGTACCGGTACTTTATTGTTAGGATATCTTGAAGGAATATAATACGTGTTTGTACTAATACTCATATCAGTAAATTTCTGTATAGCTGCTGCTACCTTCAAATAACCTTCATTGTTTGGCATATCAAAAGCGAATGTATAGTTGTCTCCATACTTATCGATATTAGGAACTACAACGGGCAAAATGTTGCTCTTGCTACCTTTGAAGCTAATAGCACTACGTGGTGGTTCAATACCGTTAGTACTACTTTGAATAACACTACTAGATTCTACAGGCATACAAGCTGTAAGAGTACTGTGTCTCATACCATGCTTCTTGATTTCTTCGCGTAGTGTGTTCCAGTCACAATGTAATGGTTCAATAATAAACTCATCAATATCTCTCTTGTAAGTATCAATTGGAAGAATACCTTGACTAAACTTGGTACGATCAAACTTTTCACACTTACCAACTTCTTTAGCCATTTGTACACTTGCTTTAATTAAATAATAACTGGTTTTTTCCATCCACTTAGCAACAAAGTTTGGAGCATTTTTATCCCAATACTTTAAATTTTCTTTAGCAAGTAGAGCGGCTAGATTACTTACACCAACACCTAAACTACGACGTTTCTTTGCGAAGTTTTCCGCCGCTGGTACGAAATAGTTTTGATGTTCAATAAGAGCATCCAACATTCTTACAATAACATCACATACACTTTCCATTTCTTCATCGTCTTTAATTTCTAACCAATTTAATGCCGCTAAGATGCAAACACCGATTTCACCATCTTTGTCATTTACATCTTTGATTGGAATGAGAGGATGATTAACTTCAAGACATAGATTGCTCGTATCAACTTGGTCTAACCAACTTCCATGATCGTTTGCATGGTCAACATGCATCGTGTAAATACGACCTGTTTCAAGACGTTCTTTAGCAAGTAATCCCATCAATTCACGTGCGGAAATCTTCTTCTTAAATTTAAGATTCTTGTTCGCTTCTGCTTTTTCATACTTTTCTCTAAAATCCGGTAGACCAAAACTGTTCCAAAGACTTGGACATTCATGATAACTGAACAGAGTAATGTCTTGATTTTTAATGAATCGTTCAAAAATTAATTTGTCCAATCCTATACAATAATCAAGTTTACGAACACGATTATCGTCGGTGCCTGCATTATTTTTCAATACTAGAATATCCATGATGTCGTAATGGAACCAAGCGAAATTAACTGTTGCACTTCCACCACGAATGCCATTTTGATGACAACATTTAACAGTAGATTCAAATGCTTTAGCAAATGGAATAGGCCCAGTATGAATTACTTCACCATTACGAATAGGTGCGTTTGTAGCACGTAATCTGGATAAATTTAAACCAATACCATAACGACTCGCTGTGGCAAAGCCCACAGCACTATTGTTACTGAATATGCTTGTTAATGTATCGTCTACGGTGAAGAGTGAACAACTAGCATAACTCTTCATTACAGTTCGTACACCTGCCATAATTGGCGTTGGCAAATTGATTTTATGTTTACTAAAATAGTTGTACGCCTTTTTAACATATTCTATTCTATTTTCAGTATAGTTTTTGAAAAATGTCATAGCTATCAACATATATGCAAACTGTGGAGTTTCATATAGTTGTTTTATAACACGATTTTGTACTAAGTATTTATCACACAACTGTTTGATACCAGCATATGTAAAATTAAAATCACGATCGTGTTTTAGATATTCATCAAGCTTGTCAAACTCTTGTTTGCTATACCAATTGAGAATATTATCATCATAAACCATCGCATCAACATTTGATTTAACAAGATCGTATAGTTTTGGTGGATTTTTACCACCCCAAACATTTTTCCTCAAACGATAATTCAACAGTCGGCTAGCAACATATTGATAATTTGGTTTTTCTTGATTTATCAAATTAGATGCTGCTTCAATCAACATTGTATGAATATCATCGGATGTCATACCATCAAAGAAATTTAAATGTGCATTCATTGCAACTTCTTCGAAACTCACACCTTTTATATCTTCAGTAGCCCATTGTAAAACCTTATTGATTTTATCCGCACTAAACATTACCAACTTTCCGTTACGTTTCTTAATAAAAATTTGTTTATTCATGGTGGTAAAAAATAACTATCATTTTTTATGATAAAATATATTCAATATCGATATTTTTAAAAAATATTTTTTTGTTTTTTATATACAATTATAATATGAATTATTCATCATCTTCATCACTATTATGAGCATTCCATTTATTTTTCAACATCTTTTTGACTTGATTCTCACCATCCATCATTTCATTTTGAATTGCTAGACCTTCTCTACTATTTTCGGAATATATTTCAATCTGACCACAACCAGCATTCATTTTACTTGGAAAAGTCAAACCATCTGGTCCGAAACGATTTTTAATTACGTGAAACCGTGCAGTGTTAGCTTGTTTATCATTGACTTTACGACTTAGACTCAAAACAAAGTCAGCAGTCATAATTTTACGATAACTATCAGCAATATTGTTTGCCTGAATGATATCTTCATCCATAGCAGCACGATTACTTTGTGAAGCACTCCAAATAGGAACTTGAAGTTCACCGGCAATACTACGAAGTTCTTCATAGATACCACCGGCTTCACTATAGCTGTTACTGTTGCGTTCACTGTGCGTTGGTCTTAGGATATCAGCATAATCAACAATAATCATATCAATCTTAGTACCAAGCACAGCAAGTCGTTCGACGTGAGCTTTTAAACTGTAAGCTGATATAGTCTTGATAGGAAAATATTTGATTACAAGTTTACCGGAAATTTCTCCAATCTTTTGTCTAACAATATCAACGTTGTTACGTATATTCTGAAAGTCAATACCTGTGAAACAACTATCATAGCGTAAACCAACATAATTTTCATTTAGTTCCAACGTAAAATGTACAACATTCTTTCCTTGTCTCATAGCTTCTGCACCAAGTTTGCTTAGTACCCAACTTTTACCACTACCAGCACAGGCTGTAATAATACCAAGTTCCCCAGGTCCAAGACCACCATCCATGATACTGTCGATTTCTTGCCAGTTGGTTTTAATACAGTTACGACTCATTATACTCATACGTTTTTCAACGTCTTCACTATAGTCATGACCGATATTACGTTCTATGCCGGCTTTCATAGCCTGGTCTACAACGTGTTTGATTTTTTCATACTGACCAGTAGCCAATAGATCCGCACTTTCAAAAATCGCGTTTTTTAACTTTTGATTCTTGCAAAATTCTAAGAACTGTTCCTTGATGAAAGTGATATCATTATCATTCATCTTTTGATATATCAACTTGAGATTATCTACTACACTTTGTGTTAAAACTTTGTTGCTTATCGTTTCAATTCTAACTTTAAAAACGTTAAGTGTCGGTAAATCTTTGTATTGGTTAAAATAAAAGATAATTTCTTTTATAATCCATTGGTGAGCATCTGTTTCAAATGATTCAACGTCAATTATGTCATGTATCCTTTCAAGAAATTGTCTATCTGAGACAAGACTTGAAATACACTTAATTTGAAAGTCTAGACCGAATTTTTTTAAGTTATCAATAATATGTTTCTCTTCCATAATTAAATACTATACTTTCTTCGTTGTAGTTTTACAAGACCTTTAATAATGTTTCAGTCTTGAACAAAACTATTTAGTTTACCAAACGTCTCACTCAACCAAACCATATAGTTTGGTAAATTATTCCACATCTTATCTTCAGTTATAAGTTTACTAAAAGTAAGCTTATCTATACGACGTATTGGTTTATTAATTATTTCTTCAATACGTAATTGCGTAAATGATTGTACTGAACTATCGCACAATTGCATCAAAGCATAGTTCCTTTCGAGAAGAATTTTATTGTCTAAAACTCTTTCGTAAATTTTATATTTGCTTTTGTGATTTTCACAGTAATTATACAGTTCTTGTAATGAAAACTGTTTATCATTAGATAAAAATGGAAACGCCTGAATAACACGTTTTAATCCTATGCCATTTAAACCTGGTATATTATCACTCTCGTCACCTTCCATTATTCTGTAATAAATAAAATTATTACATGTAATACCATATTCATCTAATATTTCTTTACAACCAAAAATCTTTTTCTTTACAGGACTCCAAATTTTTATCTTATCACTTGCCAACTGTAAAAAGTCTTTGTCTGTAGACATGATAGTTACATTACTATCTTTGAATGTTTCTCTAGCGAGATAAGCAATAGTATCGTCAGCTTCAATTTGATCTATTGCCATCAATGTAATAGGTAACGTATCAAGATAATTTACCGTACGTATCAATTCTTTTTTAAAATTTTGACTTGCAACTGCCGTGTCACTTAAATCTTCGTAAGTTCTATTTAAACGTATATTTGTACGTCTGCCATTTTTATAATCAGGATATATTTTACGGCGTTTTTGAGAACCACCATTACCATCAAACACAACAATAACTCTGGTTGGTTGTAATAATTTTACAGCATAGCCTACACTTTTAAGAAAACCAGCAATACCACCAGTATGAATGCCGTCATCGTTCATGCTAGGTACGGCCATGAAACACCGAATATAAGTGTTCACTACAATCCGTCAACCAAAAGGACATCACTATTAAGTGATTTTTTAAGTCCTCCGGTGACGGAATCTCTTTCTATGTTTTGAAATAAAGAAAATAACTTCTTTATTTCTTTTTTGTCAAAGTTGTTCATTTAATAATTGCTTCTTCTGGCATATCTTCTTCAGGAACTATATAAACATCTATGGTTGTTTTATGTTCAATATCTCTTGCTTTTTTTAATCTATTAAGACCATCTGATACAGATAAACCATAAGACTTACTTTTAATTACCAAAAGTGGACATTTAGTATTTGCTTTCATCATTCTTTTATTAGAATGTTCAGGATATTCTTCATTTTGTTTATTCCACCACTTTAATTCATGTTCTAATTTTTAAATAGGAAAATCTTTTTTAAAATATTTTTTCTCATTTTTTTCAGCAAAAGCTACAACTACAGGTACACTTCGTTTAACTCCATTATCATCTACCATGATGTTTTCTGACCCATAAAAATGATTTTTTCCTCATAAATTTTTAGATAATCTTCTTCTAACTATAACCTATTACGCAAATGATTCAAATGTTTATTAAATGTCTCATTAAGTAAATTGTTATTCATATATACATAAATATAAATAAAAAAAAGAATCCACATATCGATTCATCTTTTATAAATTTGATATAATCGTTCAGATCGATCTTCAAAAAGAAGTTTTTCCGCATTGCAATGCGGAAAAACATCCTATCAATGTGTTTTACTATTCGTTACCAGCAGTTTCTTCGTTGGTATCAACAACAGCATCTTCAACAATTTGACTGTTTGGATTTTTGTATTTCATGATAACAGCGTCACAAATCTTCAAGTAAATTTCTTCACTTAATTCTTTGTCGGTCTGCATCACGCTTACAAAATCTTTGGATTGAAACTTCCAGTCTGATTCATCATTCTTCTTGTATGTGTAATAAGCTCCACCCTGTTTAATTAGACCTTGTTCTTTTAAAACTTTAATCCAACTACCATAATCAGCAATACCGCTATCAAAATAGATATCGAAACTTGCTTGCCGTTGTGGTGGACCCATACGATTTTTTACAACAACAGCTTTACACTCATTGCCGATGATTTCTTCACCCTTCTTGAGCTTACCTGTATTAGTCAAACGGACACGTACACTACAGTGATATGCTAGTGCCTTACCACCGCTTACTACATACTTGTCACCAAACGCCATGGCATTTAGATTTTGACGTAGTTGGTTAGTAAATACAGTAAGAACTTTCTGACGGCCAATCATAGTGGTAATCTTACGCATTGCTTTACTAATAATAATACTCTTACCAGTTGCGTAACCATCTTTACCATGATCACTTTCTAGTTCTACCTTTGTTGATGCTGCTGCTACAGAGTCAACGATGATTGTTAGAATACGATCTTTGTTGCTCTTGCGAACAATTGCAATCATCTTCTCCATCTGAGCAAAAATATCTTCAACTGTTTCACATTGAACATATAGTAACTTAGATAGATCTACACCTAAACTCTTCCAAAACTCAGGAGCAGCTGCATTTTCAGTGTCAATTACTACTGCAACTCCACCTTTTCGTTGAGTATCAGCTACAACGTGTGCGGATACTAGACTTTTACCAGTACCTTCCAAACCGTTAAATTCGACCATTTTACCAACAGGCAAACCACCGTGAGGACGATTACTAATAGCTAAATCTAGTATTGATGAACCAGTACTAATCCAATCACTAATTTCTGCAGGATTTTCTTGTTCGTCTAAGAAATAAGCAATCTTACCACCATCTTTATTAGCTTTGTTTAACTCTTCAGCTAATAGTTCAATAAGTTCATCTCTTTGATTTTCTTTACTTTGTTTTTTTGCCATAACGTATATAACTAGAAAGCCACTGAAGTATAAAAAACTCCGGTGGCTTAATTTATTTTTTAAGAGTTAAACAAGTCGTCAAATGCTTTTGTAACATCATCGGATGCTGCTACCTTTGCTTTAGTAGCTGTTGGAGAAACTGGTACTGATTTTGCTGCACTTGCAGCAACTGCTTCAGTTGTTTCTTCATCTACTGTACCTGCGCTAACTGTGCCTTCATTTGTTTCACCTGAGTCTGGATTCAACCATTTATCCATAACATCTTTTAGTTCTTCATAATTCAACTCAGGAAACAAATCCAAAATATTGATTTGATTCTTAATTGAGTCTACGAGACTTGTATTTTTGGGATCCACAGCTGTGGTTGCGTTTGGTTTTACACGAATCGTTGTTTCGGGAAAACTCTTTCCACTTTCTTCAGCGGTACGAAACTCTACAACAATATCACGTCCATTGGTTAGGTCGGTAATATCACCGTAGTCCGGATCACTGATTATCGAAAGAATTTCTTGATAGACTTGCTTACCAAATCCCCAAAATTTTACTCCTTCATGTTCTTCACCACGAACAAATATAGGTGCAAATGTACGCATCTTTGGTTCTAGTTTACGACCATTTTTCCAATCTTCTTTATCACCTGTCTTTTTAAGACGATTACTAAACTCAACAATAGGGTCTGGACGACCAAAACTATCGGGAGACATATAAGTCTTTCCATTTAAATTATAATGAAACTTCAGTTCAATAAATGGATTGTCAGGAGTGTACTTGTATGGAACGATTCTTACAACTTGCTTACCTGGCTTGGGTTTCCAAATAAGATTTGTTTTACTTCCTTGGTTTGAAAGTGAGTTCAAACGACTCTTTAGTCTGCTAATATCTAATGCCATAATTTTTTAATTAGTTAATTGTTTAATTGATTAATTTGTTTAAAGTTAACTCACTCAAGTCAACAACAACGTTCTCAATCGTGAGAGTAACTCTACACCATCAAGTTTACGCCGTCAAGTTATAAATATCAGATAGTTACAATTGAGAATAATTTTAAATCTATAATTCGCAAACCGTGTTCGCCTGTAAGAATGATTGTGTTTTTATACAATTTCCAATTTAATTTATAATTTTTGTCAAAACTGCCATTTTCTTCTTCTATAATTTTATTCATTGCATTTAGTGTATACAAAGTGTTTGTTTCTTTTTTTCTGTGTACACTTATTGTGTTTGCAAATTTTGTAGTATTATCATCTTTTTTATTAACATTATATGTCAAATATACTTCTCGTAAATTCTTTACGTTTGAAAATACAAATATTTTGTTATCTATTAGTTCATAAAAAGATTTTATGTTCTCGATTGTTAAAGTGTAAGTTTTACTGTCCGAAAATGTGCATAAAAGTTGTCTATTCATATTTTTTCTACTACTTTTTGTCCCTCAATCTTGAAAGAAAATTTACTTCCACTGGAACTGTCCATTAAGTAATTTACATATGTTGGTTTTGGAATATCATCATCTGATATAATACCGTTAAATAAAAATAGATTAACGGTCATGTATCCATCTTCTTGTATTAGGTTAATACGTAATTTTCCAAGTTTTAATTTATCAATTTTGGTAGGTACTTCCAATTTATAATTACCTTTAAATCTTAATCTTTCAATTTTTGATCCTGTAAATTTTATTAGTGGTAAACTTATATTGTTACCGAAAACAGCTTCGGATGATAATGTACTCGCCAATTTAATAAAATCTTCACGAATTTTTTCTGGAGAAGATGTGCTGGTATCTTTTAATATATTATCAAGTATCAATTCAACATATCCAAGTGCTAATATATTGCTGCGATATTTCAATATAGGTTGTAAATCCAAACGTGCTATACAATCATTTTCCTTATTATTTTTCAATATATTATCGATTATACTAATAATGTTGATTCTTAACTTTGAAGTCAAATCACTTTCCTCTTTTGATATTACAATAGGAAAGTATTCGAGCAATAGTGGATTTTTTGAAAATTCGTTTATCCGTGCCATCAATCTATCATCTTCATGTGATGATTGTAATATCTTCTTAAATGATGTTAGATTCTTAATTAGAGATGATTTTAATACAGCGGAATTTTTATCACATACAGCTTCATCTTCGTTAAGAGTATTTATGTCTTTTTCAATTTCCATTTCTAACATCTTTAGATCTCGCATTTCACTTGTTTCCATACGTTTGACATCCAAGTTCAATTCTTTAAAAAGAAAATTTGTGATTTTAGTTTCAAAAGGTTTTATCTTGTCGATAAAATCCTTGTATATCTTTTGTAACTGATCAGGAATATCCTTTATTATTTGAGCAAATTGTTTGAAACTATTCATGATAGTATCCAATACAGCTTCACTCAATACTTCTTGTTTTACAGCTTTTGTAGATTTTCCAGGTGCAATTGGTATTTCTGTACCGACATATGTTACTAACTTTTGTAATACATGTCCTAGTCGTGCACTACCAGCTTTTAAACTTACCAGCGCAAAAGTTATATTTTTATCTTTTACTTTTGCAAGTGAATCAACATCTTGTTGATCAATTTGTCCATCATCAAGTGCCTTATAAACATCATCCGCCGTACCACCGTATATCAATACAATGTCTGCTGTATTTTCTTTACTCCTACCGGCATTTTCACCTGATTTAACATCATTATATTTACCCGCAAATTTATAAAACTTTTTGATATCTTTATGAATAAAATCAGATGGTGTACCTAAATCTGACAATGAAATACTACCGACACCGCCGATTTCAATAAGATCTTTATTTACAAGATCATATATCTTTAAATTTTCTTCTTTGAATATAGGATTTTCAATCTTTTCCAACTTGGAACGTAGTGCTCCCCATTTCTTCAAAAAATCGATAGCATATTCTTGATAGTTACCACTTGCATTTAAGTTTGTAAAATCACGTATACCATTTGCTACTAATATCGGAATAGTTTCAAATATTAGAGTTTTTTTGCTTTTATCAGCGTCTTTTAAAAAATTAAGAGTTTCAAACAACTCACTATCAAGTATTTCTACAACTTTAGCTGCTTTTTTTAAATACACAGCAGGACTAATTGCTTCGGGTACAATTATACTTTTACCTAATTGTTCATCATACTTTTGTTTGCCAATATATTCACCATTTGAATCGTACCACAGAAATCCTTTGTTATAAAAACCAAATGATTTTGCTTCTTCCAACGCATATTGAAATGTTGGTGTAGTTAGAAGACCTACTACAGCTTGTGAATCTTGTTTAATTTCTTCAGGTGAACGTGTGTCTTTGTCGGAATTTTCTAGATCTCCTACTTCTTTATCAACCAATTGTGTTACGGGTTTTTCTGGTTTTGAAACATCAGCGGTTGCTAAATCGTCGTCTTTTGTAAAAATATTTGATACACTTTTTTTAGGGTTTTCAGCGAAGTGTGTACCTTTGTTGACGGCACGATTACGATATTCTTTAGTAGGAAATGTAACTAGTATACCATTTTTATTATAAGCCTGTCTTTCAGGAAATCTACCGGCTTCAAATAACTTAGCGGTTTTTTCGGCTACTGTCTCTATGTCTAATCCTAGTTTTTCTAGGTATTCTTGTAAAATAAAAACGTGATCTGGATTATTTATCTCAAATACTCCGTTTTTGATTCGATTATCGCAACAAATATCGTTTATTATAGATTCGACCTTCATCTATAATAAATATAATCACATAATCACTTGTTGTAATTCTTGGTAATTATTGCCAAAATATGTTTTTACTTTAAATTTCTTGTTTTTGACAATCTGTATAATATCTTCTATTACTGATTTACCACAAGACTTGTTGATATCAAACAATATACTGTCGTACGTATATAGAATAGGTTTAATTTCTTTGTCTATAACGTATTCGTTTACATTCTTTAAGCTATTGATACCATATTCAGTTTCAGCCGATTGAATTATGTAACTAAATAACTTGTTTTTATTTGCATCTTCAATATGTTTATCTGTGATTTTTCGTTTATAAATAGGCGTAGTTACATAACCCTTTTTAACAAACGAATTCCAATATTGGTCTTTTAACTTATCAATCTTTTCGAAGTATGGTATTTTTAAGTAGACAGGTTTAATTTCACCATACAGATTTACCATAGTCAATTTCTTACTTTTGCTTAAGAATTCCGAATCGACCTCTGAAATATTAAAATATTGTTTAGCAAGATGTTCATATATTGTCTCATTGTCTGGTACAGTATAACCTATTAAATTAGATACAATATATGGATGAAATCCTGTAAAATCTATCATGAACAAAAATCCGTCAGATCCATATCTGCTTACAAAAGCACTTCTACAACCATTTTCTTTGTTCAAAGCCGCATAATTCACACCGTCAAATCGATTGCTTGGTCTACCAGTAGGATTGTATATATAATATTCACTATAAACAAATCCATCATATACCTTTGAATCAAAATGTTGTTTAAAAACAGCTTCATCTACTTTCAAACCGTTTCTTTCAACCTCATATAAGGTATTTGAAATTACATCATTGAAAAATTTAAAACAATATGATTGTGTGTCTCCATTAAATTTACTTCGGTACAACTTTACTTCTTTGTCAAAAATAAGTTGATGAATCGATAACGGAATAATTTTGTTAAAGTTATTCAAACTTTGATTTCTATAAAACAAAACATCATATTGATGACAACTAATATCATCATTTAATTCATTTTTTTCAATAAAATCAAACAAATTTACATCAATTAATTTATGATTTTTAAGAAAAAAACTATAAGATTTTTTATTATTTACATAAATTTTTGACTGTTTTATTCCTTCTACAAAGGTTTTAAAATCACAATTTAAACATAAATCTGGATGACAAAAGTTATAAGTTTTTGTATTTTTTGTATCAATATCATAAACCAATGCCGCAATAACTTTGCTTTTTGCAACATGATTATTCACACTGTCTAATACAAATTTAAGATATATGTTACGATAGTTGTCCACATATATACTCTAAAACAATTTTTTAAAAAGTCAATATCCTAAATAATATTGTAACGGATTTTTTAAATAATCTTCAAGTAGAGGTATAGTTTTACTTCCTATTTTAATTTGTTTCGTATTATATTCAGTGACACCGGGTGTTTGTAATACATTATTTATATAAACACTGTTTGCAGGTCCACTTAGTTTCCACTTAATTTTTACTTTTTTGTATATAACATCAACAATTAAATCATAGTTGTCTTGTAAAACCTCATACATTGTATTGTTTGTAACTCGGTATACAAAATATCTATCAATAAATATTTTTTCATACATTTCTTTGGTAATTTTCAAAGCGGTTGGTACAGGTTCTATAGGATTGAAACTTCCAACCTTTAATTTTTGCTTAATTGAATCTGATGTATTTAAAATCATACAGTTATGTATTCTATGTTTTCTCCGGCTATACATCTTGGCAAAGCAGTTATTGCAGTTTCCCACATTCCACTTTGTACAATATGATTCACTTCAGTAATCATAAAAATTATGTTTCCAGGTAAATACGGTCTTGGTAAATTACTTATAGAAAAATGTTGATACATTTCAAATCCATAAATTCCTTCTAACGTCACAGTTAAAACTAAATTTGGATTTACCTGACTATATATGTTAAAGTTATTATCAATATCTTTGTCTGTCAATATAGCGGTCAATAAATTACTATTTACTTGATTTAATGCTAAGGCTTTGAAATTATACAAATACGTCTTACCTTCATCTGGTGGTGGTAAACCGGCCGCAACGTTAAAACCGTTTAAAGGTTTAACATATGTCATAATAGGCACACCCGAATCTCCGAGGTTACTTGCTTGAATTTGTAATTGTGCAGCTGGATTGTTTTGAATTTCCAGTTTCGGTTGAGGTAAGTTAGAATTAGTTCCGGCGGGATTTTGTTTACGTGTAATCTCAAATAAACGGTCACCGTATCTTAATGGAACTAAAGTATCAATACTAGATTGCGTATCTGTATCTGTAGGATCTTGGTTTAGGTTACCACCAAATATAATTTGATTTGTTTGTTCATCTACTAAACTTGTATTAAAACTTATTTGTTTAAATAAACCTTTACTATTACCTATATCGAACATGTAGATTTGTTGTATATTATCTTTATTACCAAAGTTTTTATCTACAATTTGTAACTTGTTATCACCCATAGTAATATCAAGTTCCCAATAATTATTTACAGCTGAATTTATACGTGGTAAAATAAAAGTTAATAGTTCTTTTACAGTTGTTATCGAAGATTCATTACATGCTTGTATAAGCAAATCAGTTGAAACATATAAATGTTTCAAAAATCCATAAGTGTGAGCTGCATATATGCTTCCCTTTCCATTTGAATTTTTTCTAAATTGAACGTCTTTGATTTGTGGAAAAGCACATGAACCAATAGTTTTATCGATTAATTTCGGTTTGCCGTCTTCGGTTCCCTCATCATCATATCCTTTTGTCTTCGAATTATTAGCATATAGTCCATAAAATAATCTATTTATCACGACATCATGATCATCTCTATAAATTCCATCTTGTTTAAATATTTTTTGAGCCTTTAAAAATGGTTTTTCGAAATGTGATCCTTTTATTTCATCCTCTATATAAGTCCAGTCCGATGTTTGTTTTGTAAACGCATCATCTGCGTAATCGGATGTTAAGAAACCATTTATACTACCTTTGTTGAATTTCGGCGCGAATCTATTTGGTATAAGTAAAACATCGGAATTACATGATATCAGATTTACATGTGCGGCTATTGGATTGGAATCGGCGTCGATACCATTGAATACTATACTTTTGTTATCTTCAAAAAAGAAGTTTAATATTTCAAAAAATAAATCAAATTGTATGTAAATTATGTTTTGATTGCCGGAATCAAAATCTTTATCAAATATTTTTGTATATTGATTATCTAAAGTTGTTAACGGCCATAAATGATTACCATCAATATTTGGTTTTCTTCCTAAAAATATTCTATCTTCAGTTTGTCCTCTATAAAAGTTAAGAGGTAATTCTTTGTTACTACCAATTAGAAATGTTTGTAGATCTGTTTCTTGTTGAGCATTTAATCTTTTACTAGTTGTATTGCCTTGCGCGTTTTGTGTTGAAATTAAATTTTGATTCCGAGTTATTTGAGACAGATATGTAATTAGGTTTTGTCCACCTCCTTCATGTGTTATACAACCTTCTAAACTCTGTAGTACATAAGTTAAAAACGATTTAAATGATGGTGTACATTTTGTCGAATCAGTTGTTTCTGTCTCTACGCTGTTTTTAACGTTTACACCTGCATATAATGCCTGACCGGACATTATGTTTACTCTACAATCGTATTTTAATCCATCCGTTGTATCATATGAATAATTTGTAATTATACCCGTTATTACTCCATAATTACCATTTGAATATGCACTATGAAAATACGTTTTTTCACGTCCGCCTGGTATGAAGAAAGACAATGTACCATTTTCAGCTTGAATTGAATCTGTACTTATATCAATTAAAGATTTTTGATTAAAAATGTGATATCCAAATTCCAATAAAGTAGAAATACCGGGTGTAAAAAAGAATGGTGTTAAAAATTCTAGTTGAGCTAATGAATAACAAATTATGTTCACTTCAGCTTCAAGTATCAATTCACCGTTTTGTTTTATGCTTATACCTGTTATACCGGGTTGTGGTAAAAGTGTTGGTGAATCACTTAGTTGTGGAAATTTATAAGTAACACCGCCAGACGTTGTTTGTGTTTGTTTCCACGATCCATCTAAATAACTTTTTAAATTTAATTTATAAGGCTTGCCATCAACATCATAACCTATAACAGGTTCTGTTTTACTAAAAGTCTTTGTATCTATACCGTATGAGGTATAAAAACCATCTCCTCCTTGTAATACAAAACCATTTGCACCACCACCTTCGCTATAAGGTTCCAATAATGGTGTAAGTGGCACTAAAGCATTGTTTACAGGTTTAGCGTTTCCATTCGAAGTAAATCTTACCCATGTACGTAATGGGCCTTTATAGTTGTCGAAATTTCCATTCAACATTTCGGTACCGTTGGTTGGATAATTTAATCCATAATTCTTGGATCTACGTCTTATTTCTTTTATAAGATAATCGGGTATAGCTTGAATTTCCCACCATGCATATTTTCTATATTCAGCCATAACTTAATTTAATCTTTGTAATTCTTGCATTATTGGAGTTAAATCTGTAGGAATTCTTAGTACCTTGCCAGCAGGAATCGATAGTTTACCTTTTCCCAAATTATTAGCATTTGCTATAATCCACCAAAAACTTTCGTTGTTATAGTATTTTTTTGCTAAACTGTCAAGATAATCATTGTCGCTGGCAACAACATAAATATCGCTGTCACGTACGGGTATCACAGGATAAAAAGTAGTTTTATATACTTTTGCACCATCGAATCTTTTGGTTATATCTGTAAATGAATATCTCATATTATCGTACCTCCATCATATCAACTTCCGTTGTTCTTGTTTATGCTGCTTGTGCTTTTGCTGGAGTTGTATCAATTCGTATTGCTTCACTAAATGTGGCCGGATCACCCATAGGTCTATCATCTAAAACTGGAGCATCGCCAAAGTTATTTCTACCTGCTTGTGGTTTGTCTTTTTCTATCAAATTCATGTTAACACTCAAATCACATTCTCTTGGAAATTGTGCATATTTTCTTTTGCTGTCTTCCCATTTGAATGTTTGTGCTCCATAAAACCAATCATTATCTTTTGCGTATTCTTCCGTTAATATTTCCCAAGAAGCATCATCAGGTATTGTTGTGGTAACACTTGTAATAAATACAGGTTGTTTTTTGTATAAATCTCCAATAGTAATTAACACCATCGGAGGAACGATGAATTTACCAACTGTGGTATAATTAGCGGGTTTTGTTAGTGTTGTCAAGTAATTGATACGTTTCCACATAGGTAATAATTCTTTGATACTATGTGCTACAACTTTAAAACTGAAATTGAGTGTACGTGTAAAATTTCTGTAGTAGTATAGTGAATCAGCACGACCAATATATTCAAGTGAATCGTAATTTGCGGTATTATTTTCACTAATACCTGTTACTGTTGCAGAAAAAGGTATATATTTGTTATTTACTAAATCATGAAAGTAAAACTTGATTAAATCAGGACCAATTACACCTTGTGGTGTTTGTTCGGAATATTCTTTCTTAAATTGTTCTTCGTCATGTATTACACTTAAACTGTTAACATAATCAACACCATTTGTTGGTCTTATCTTTCTGACTTGATCATCTGCGCCAAATTTTTTGCCACTCAATCTTGACAGTTTAACAACTTTATCACTGGTATCGTCAGGTTTTGTCCATCTTTGAGCATAACCGTTTTCAACTTTACCACTAGCATCTATCTTTAGTTTTGTAATATAATTGAATCCGATTTCATCTTTTTTGCTCAAATCAAATTGTTGTGGAAATAAAAATTCTTTGTTTTTAACTTTATAACCTGCACTCTCAATATTTGACTTGAATTGATTTTGTACATTTTCAAAGTCTTTGTTTTCTATTTGTTCCGGATCGGCGAAAAGATCAGAAAAGTCTTTAGGATTTTCAGTTAATAACTTATAATTGAATAATTGATCACTGTTTTCTAAGTCTCTATTATCTGTGATACTGATCATCGAACTATATGTCAATTCGTCTTCTTGTGCACTAAGTTTTTTTGTTTGTATTTTAACATTATTACCTCTACCGTTGGTTCTAAAGGCAGATTCATTAGTTTGTTTATATGTTGGACTATGATTCCATTTACGACTAGTAATTTGTGATCTATTGAAATTAGGTGGATTGTCCGACTTTTTGTACCATCGTTGATTGACTGCACCGGAGTAATTTGCTTTTGTACCTAAACCTAATGCACTTTTAAAAACACTTTTTAATAAACCACCTATACCACCAGATGGACCCTTTGCAGGCGATGAAGATGAAAATAATCCGCCTGCGTTTAAGTAGTAATCATATGTTTTTTCATCCGCACGATAATTTGACTTCCACGGTTGTTTAGGCGGAATAATACCACCAAGTATTGTTTTGTTTAATAATGATTTACCAACACTGCTCAATAATTTTTTAAAAAAACCACCTTTACCTCCAGATGGTACTAATTTACTATATCTAGGAGCATTATATGCATTGGTTGCAGTTTGTCCCCTTAACAAGTCTCTTACATCTGGTCTTGCTAATTGTGTTACAACTTGGTCTGATCTATCTCCGCCGCCAATCATTGATGTAAAGGTAGCTAAACCAAATCCTCCACTAGCTTTACTTGCAACACTACTACGTGGTGGAGCTGGTACGGGAGGACCACCTCCACCAAATAAACCACCGATAGTTCTTAGTGTACTGCCTAAACCCGTGCCACCTAACAATCCGCCTATTATGTTGCTAGTATCTAAGTGTCTAGTTGGTCTGTCTATCAAACCAAATGTAGCTAAACGTAATGCGGATATAATCGGAGACGCTGGATTATAAACTTTTGTTTCATCAAATGGTTGAAAACCTTGGAGTACTAGTTGTTTTAATATAAAATTTCTACCCGATGTACTTCCTAAAAATCGAGTTATTCTGCCGGCATCTCTACGTGATGCTTCTGTTCTTGTTCTTAATTTATTACGTTGACCATCTTCTATGTTTCTATATCTAAAATTTGTTGATACTGGACCTTTTAGATAACTGTCTCCAATATATTTAGCGTTTTGTGAATATAATACAGTAGTATTGTTTCTGACTAGAAAAAGTTCTTGTATTTCGCCTGGTCTACGAGATTCGATAAAACGAGAACCACCTGGTAATGTTAAACGTTTGCCTATAACATCAGATAAAGTGGTCGTTTGAGTACCACCATTACCAAGTGTATTATAAAAATTACTATTTGCCATTAATTATAAATATTAAGTTAATTTATTTGTGGCATCACTGACACCTGATTTTTATTACCACGACTCGACGCTACTGAACTATTTTGTTGGAATCTACTATATTCAACTTGTACAACATTTTGTGGTAAATTAGCTAGTTTTTCTCCGAATTTTTCTACAAGGCCATTAATTGCAGATTGTTGGTCGGGAGTTAGTTCACCACTTGTACTTAAACCTACCATCTTACGTGCTTTCTTTTCAGACAATTTATTTTCCATTTCTTTAATTTTTTTCTCATGTTCTTCTCGTTCCAAATCCATTGCGTGTAAACCACTCAATCTACGAGTTAGTGATGGTCCGCCTGTTATTGATTTTTCCTCAAGCAGCCGTGTGCCAAGACCGTATTTTTCTTCTAAATGACCACCTAACATATAACCACCTACAGCGGTACCTACAGCCGCTGTAGCTGCTCCCGCAATTGCAGCTGCACTACCAGCTAAAATTCCGCTAATTGAAGTGCCTAAAAATCCACCTAAACTTGTAAATAAACCTGCAAATACAGGTTTCAATCCAGCAGGTAAAAATCTTGCAATAAAAGTACCAATTTGTTTACCCAACAGTCCTTCAGTCATTGTTTCAGCAACAGTTGAAATTGAATCTGCTGCACTACTTACTCCGGCACAACATTTGTCTTCTCCCTTTTCACCTTTAGTTGCTTCACCAACTGCAGCAGTTATACCACCTTTTATACCACCTTTTCTAAAACCTTTGAATATATTAATACCTTTTTTTCCGTAATCTAATGCTGACTTTGCTGTATCTATTACTGTTTTAACGGGTTGTACAACCGTGGCATTAATAGCGCTACCTATACCTTTTACACCTTTAACCAAAAGATTTATAGATAAAACAGTGCCCGCGATTATACCTGCAAATTTCGTCCAAGGGCCAGGTTGAATCATTCCAAGCAACGGTCCTTTACCACCGGCAGATGGTAACAAAAATTTTGCAACTGCTTTTAAAGCAGGTACGATTGTGTCAACCAATCCTTTACCGAGAGCTTGTATTTGTTCTTTATTGTCTGTAAAAAATCGGGTAATACCTACCATTACTCTGTTTATTTGTGGTATTAAGGGTACAACTATTTCAGCTAACATACCAGCAAGTCTTGTGCCTAACATACGTATCTGATTCAAATTCTCTGCTCTCAGTGCATCTTGTTTTGCAGTCTTTTCACCATCAACTAATGATTCTTTACGGATTTTATCAATTTCTTGTAATGTTTTTTTATCCAATTTTCTTCTGTTTTCAATCTTTAACATTTCTTCCGCTGTCAAACCAGTTGCATCGGCTAATGCTTGCATTTGTATAGGATCTAAATCCTTTAATGATTTGCCTGTACGTTTAATGATGTTTAATAATTCACGTTCTACACCAAGTGTGTCTTTATTAAAAGCAGCCCGACGTAATCCTTGTAGATTCAAATTTTTACCCAATAATACACTTGCCTTTAATTCAGCTTGTATACTACTTTGAAACTGTAATGATTTACTTGAAGCATTTACAAAGCTGTTAAGTGATACACCCAGTAATTTAGCATTTGCAGCAGCTTTCAAAATGTTCGTACCTGACTGACCTGAAAATATTGCTAAATCGCCACTTGCGTCTGCAGCTTCTTTCATCAAATCACCAAGGCCTACGCCCGATGTTTTACTTATCTGTTTAGCGAAAAATATACTTGAAGCAGATGCACTATCAACATCACGACTTACAGCGCCCATATTATCTAAAAAGGCTGCGCTAGTTTCTGTCGATAAACCAAGTTTATTTTCTAATTGTGATAAATCTTCAGCCAATCCACTTGTGAGTGCAACACTTTTACCGAATGTTTTCGTTAATGTGTTTGTCGATTTAACCGCATCTTCTAAAGTCAAGCCATTAGCAGCATTGTTTTTGTATATATTTAAAGTTAACTCGTTTAAGTCACGATTAGCTTGTCTGCTGAAATTTAGTTCTCTGTTTTGCTTTACAATTTCATCATCAATTGCTAGTGCAAAATCTAATATAGTTTTTGTAGCCGTTTGTATTATACCAAAAAGTGAACGTTGTTTTAACAGTTCAAGTACGCCTTTGCCCAAAGCTGATGCAATTTTATCTTGTGATTCATATACAGCCAAAGCAGCAGTATTAAATATTTCTTCCGCATAAATACTACTTTTTAAATAAAAAGCCTGTCTTTTAAATAATGTATTTTGATCTTGAAGTTGCGCTTTTTGAGCTATCAATTTCTGAAGTTTTTCACTGTTTCCTTTTTCTGTTTCTTTTATAATTTCATCAGTCAACGCTTGTAACATTTCTTCTTTTTTATTTTCTATATCTTTTACTTTTTGTATTTTTTCGCTTATACCAAACCCCATTTTTAAAAATGTAATTTCTTTCTCTCTCAAATCGTTCAACTCTTTTTGGTATAGTTTTAATTTTTGAGCCATGTCTAACTGTTGTTCCATAGCAGCGGATGTACGTTGCTCTGAACGGGCCCTCTCCTCCGAATAGTCTGCTACATCGGATGCAGCCTTGACATTTTCTTTTAGTTTTGGTGCTTCGTCTTTCGCCATATCTTATAAATATAACAAAACTAGAATTACCAGCCTGGTTTTATTTTACCTATGCTTTTTTTGATATTTGTAGGATTAGCTGCCTTATCTTCTGCTTGACTTTCTTTATTCTTCGTTTCTAACAATTTCTTTAGATAATAATTACGCAAAAATACAGGCATATCATAAGCATCATAAAATGATACAGCACCTTCTGAGTTATAGGAAATCAAAAATAGAGTGTCGTATATTACGAGTCTATCTTCAGGTCGAAGGCCAAAAAAATTCAGCCGTCAACGGCACCTCCAGTCTGTCCTCATGACTACAACTGTTACATTGAAAGTCAAACTTGAGTTCTACATCGGGTGATACTTTTTTGATAAATCTGCGTAATTCCAAACTGTCTCTAGATAGTAGTTCTTTATCAACAAATGATCGTATATAACCTCTGTCTGGATTGTCGTCAACTGATACTATATGATATTTCAAGCGTGTACTCAGTTCAGGTACATTGTCTGCTGATATCTTCTTTAACGCTTTAAGTTCATTTTCAATCTCAGTTTCATCTCTATGAGTCAATAACTTGATTGTAACAACACGTTTTGAAAATGGTAATGTACATTCGAATGCATTATTGTTTTTTGGTCTATTTTCGTCGGGTATATTTACATTTACTAGTTTTGAAATATCAAAGTTATGTTGACTGTCTTCACCACATTTTGGACATTTATATTTAAATGGTCCATAATTGTCACCATAAGCTAATCGTCTACAGGCTATAATCAAAGCACTTTTATCGGCACTAATTAGATCGTTTAACTTGACATCCTTTTCAACAATCAACGATTCCAATAATTTGTCTAAAGCGTTACCTCTACGAATGTTATTAGCATTTGTAAGAATATCCTCTTCTCTAGCGGTCATATACTTAAGTTCTACTTTACCGTTACTAAGGGGGTGATTTGTTGGATAAACACACCCTTCTGATGGTAGATCTATTTGTTCAGAAGGAAATTTGCTTACAGTTGGTTGATTATTGTTGTTTCGTTGGATGTAAATCTCGTCACTCATAACTTGTGTTTATACATATAACATTATTATAGTTTTTTGATTATTTTATTTTTAATGTATCAATTGCTTTTGTTAATTTTTCAAGACGGGTTTGTAACTCTTGAATTTTAACATTCTTTTTCTTTTGTTCGGTAAACGATACATCTATCGAAGGATAAGTAGATGAAGAATCTTCTTCGCCGGTAACATATTCATGAACTTTATCTTTGATTTTAGCATTCATAAGTTCACGTTTAAGTGACTTTACTTTTTCATTGACCAAGTTTTTTAATAGTTCTTTCTTTTCTTTTGGTAATTTTTCGAATCTTTCTTTAATATTCATATTGGTTAGTATTTTATAAATTTGTTTAACTACTGGAAGACTTATGTTAGGATAGTTCGTTTTAAAGTTTTCAAAGTTTTTATCAGCTATATCTTGTCTAAGTGTACTAGCACTGATACTTCGACCATTTTTATCATCATTTCTGCCCAGATAAATAGCAGGAACGTCGTCTGTCATGTCAACAACTTGAATACCTGTTGGTGCAGTAGCACCATCTTTTGTTGGTTTGGTTTTGTAACGTTCTACAGCTAATGCAAATATTTTACTTCTTTTTGCATCTTCTAAACTTTTTGCACTTGCACCTAAAGCTATAGTTTCCACACTGTTTTTTGGTAGATTAAATACATAACCAAACGCCGAATTCATAGGGCTGTCGTTGTCTACAGACTGTACCTGTACCTTTGGATTTTTTTTCAACAAATTCCAAATTGCTAAACTTTGTTGTAAACCTATGCCGTTACGTTCGCTTGGTCCAACCATAACTATTACTTTGGACACATCAGGTCTACTAGCAAATTTGTTGGCAAGACCCAAGTGTCCTGCATGTGGTGGTTTAAATCCGCCTGGTAACAATACGACTACTTGATTCATTATTTATAAATATATTGTAAATAAAAAATCCTCACTAGTTTTGCTAGTGAGGATATTATAATTAATCCATTCAAAATTAATATTGGAGAATACAATAGTCTGGTTGGACCGTCAAACTTACTGTCAAAGCGTCCCCGTCGTTAGACCAGTCGAGATCACCAAATGTAGCTTCGGTAATAAAAGCACCACGTAGTGTCCATTCTTCTACTTTGTCACCCACTGGTCCTACTACGTTAATAGTTATATCTTTTTTATAGAAATCACTATAACCATCACGGCCTGTTACAGATTCGTGTCCTAGACGAATCCATTCCATTACAGCTTGTGCACCAGATGGTACGATTGGGTCATACAATTCCATACTGACTGGACCCCAAGTAGTTTTACCTTTGTAGTAAGTCTTGATGTTAATGTGATCCAATTCTTTAGCTTGTTGTGTAATTGATGGGCGGCTGCATTTTTTGATAATAAATGATGGAATACCATCACACAATAGAATAAATCTATTTTGAACTTTTGGTTCAAAACTTGTATAAAAAATTTCTGTAGGATTAAGTAGCTCTGCCATAAATTATGTTCCTTATGTTATAATAATAAATATAAATACTGCCGATTATTATACTATTTTTTTAAGTTTATTATTAAACTGTTATGCTTAATTTTGTGTCTATTGCGGCGTTCATTGAATCATACAATTTTTTCATGTCGTTTCGTCTACGTAAAAGTTTATAAACTATGTTTGGTATGCTGAATTCTCCATGAGTTGCCAATCCGTCATTACGATAATCAGTAATTTTCTTTGTTAGATCCTTCATTATATTTGGATTTTTTGTGGATATGGCGGCCTCTATTTGTGCTTTATAGTCTCTATAAATTTTAAGTATTTCATTTTTATCCAAATTAACCCCTTCAAAGTCAGGTTCTTTTATCCATGTATTTTTAAGAATTGAATAGATACCATGACTTCTATTTGGATGATTTATATCTTGTATATAAACTTCGACTTCGTGATTGTTGATTTTGATGTTGTGTTTTTCGTTCCATGACGTACGTAATACATTAACGTAGTTTTTGACTAGATTTGTATCTGTATTTATTTGTTTAAAGTCCGATACAATGTGTAGATCTATATCACTAGTACTTGTCCAGTTGTAACCCGCACTAGATCCCACCATTATAATATCAACAATAGGTGATTGTAATTCTGTTTCTTTATAGAAATATTTTGCGTGTTGTAAAAGCTTTTGCTGAATTTCTGATTTTAAAACTTTACCATTCCAAAATTCTGGATTTAATGTAGTATTTTCAATATACCATCTTTTTTCTAAATTTGGTATTTGTTTCAATTGTTCTATAGTATCTTTTGCATTTTTATGTAATACACCAATACCGCCCGCTTTTCTAAAATTGTTAATATTATCAATATCATCATCAATTAATATACTATTATTATTTGCGTAATCTGCCTTGTATTTTTTATTGCTTACAATTATTGCCTTAAAAGGTATGTTGTTATTCTTTAACCAAATTTTTTTGCCAACCTGAGCATATTCAGTTGGTCCGCTACTCAATATTATAGCTGGATAATCTTTTAAATAATCTACAATTTGTTTGCCATCAGGCAACCATTCCAATTGTGAATAAAAACGTTCACCAACCGAATCTACCAAGTCATAATATGCTTTTTCGCCATAACGTTGTTTATAATCTTCAGAATCTATTCCATTGCTCAATTGTTTAAACTTACCTACCCAGTCAGTAAGCACACCATCCATATCTAAATAAATTGTATAAGATTTCATTAATAATAAATATAAGCAGACTGCTTGTTGTGCTTATATGCTTTTTTATAAACAAATGCTATTAATAATAATATTGATTAGCGGCTTAAAGCATTTATACTTTATATAAAACAAATGTCAAGCAGTTTCTTTTCAAAACCAACACTGGGATCAATTTTTATTTTGCCAAAGTTAAATCTTTCGTTAAACTCTTCAAGTATATCTTGTGCGTAACTATCTTCGTTTTCAACGTACTGATAATCTTTAACATGCGCTAATAAGTTGTCATTAAATTCAACGTATTTCACATTTTATAAATATAATACAGCGATTCGTAGATTCTATATATAACTGAATAATATGAGTGAACCAATAAAATTTTCTGAAGAAGAAATAAAATCAATAGTTGAACTACAAGATGAGTATCAACAAAAAATCTTTGAACTCGGTCAAATTAGACTTGAATTGATTGATATTGACCGTCAAAAAAAATCTCTTGAAGAAAAAGAAAAAGAAATAATAAACGAATGGGAAAAGTGTCTCAAAAAAGAAAACGATCTGGTAAACGCTTTAAGCGTAAAATATGGCGACGGTAAATTAAATCTAAAAGACGGTACATTTACGCCTATTAAATAAATTTATTTATGTTCACGTTCGATGTTAATAAATTTAAAATTAACACAAATAAACCAATCGTCGAACCACTGTCGGTTAATACACCTATAAGTGATTTTAAGAAAAATAACAAAATTACTATATGTTTTATCGGAAAACATGTACATTCTCTCATTGATAAAACAGTTACAGATAACGTTGTCGCTAACGATTTTGACATAATAAATCTAAAAAACGATACAACTATATATGACATAATAAAAAGTCATAATCCTCATGTTTTTGTTACTTTCGGTTCTTGGACCGAATACAAAACACTGTGTAACGTTCCTTACGACTTACGAAAACGGTGGATCAACATCAAAGATAACATTGACGATAAAAAACTAATAGAAGAAATTCTCAATTGTTACACAACAAATATACTGGATGTTAAAAGTGATTATCCACTTATTTCAGTGTTTACATGTGCATATAATACCAAGGAAAAAATAACAAGACCGTTCGCTTCATTACAAAATCAAACATATAAAAATTGGGAATGGATTATAGTAGACGATTCAGATGACAACACAACATACGAACTGTTAAATGCAATATCAAAATTAGATCATCGGGTCAAAGTATTTAAACCAAATCAACACAATGGTTCAATCGGTCAATTGAAAAAATGGGCAGCAGGTTTATCTAACGGCGAAATATTGGTTGAATTAGACCACGATGATGAATTGACGAATAAAGCGCTGGATTATATTAATAAATCATTCAAAAAATACGAAGATGTAGGCTTCGTGTACTCCAATTTCAGCGAAATATACGAAGAAGATAATAAACCTGTAATTTATCAACAAAATTGGGGATTAGGATATGGATCTATTTATAAAGAAAATTATAAAAATATAGATTATCAAGTTTGTGTGTCTCCAAAACTCAATTGCGTCACAATTCGACATATTGCATGCACACCAAATCACGTAAGAGCTTGGAGAAAAAAAATTTATGATATGGTAGGCGGTCACAATCCAAACATGTTTATATGTGACGATTATGAACTATTATTAAAAACATTTATGGTAACAAAAATTGCGCATTTAAATAGATTTTGTTATATTCAATACAGATGTGCTGATAGATTGAATATAGGAATGACGCGACAAAAAGAAACACACCGTCAATTTGATATGTTATTGTCTGCTTATGATAATGAAATTAATCGCCGTTTAATAGAACTAAACATAAAAGATTTGGCATTTAATACTGGTTTAAAAAAAGATAATCTTCAAACTATATGTAAAAATCAAATAAAAGATTGTAGTATCGAAATTAATGACTTATAATCTGTTTTTTAGTTCAGTAACTTCATTTTCTAAATTTTTAACCTTTTCTTGTAATTCTTCAATGTGAGCTATAGCCTTGCTCATAGCCGACCAAACAGTTGGTACAAATGGCCAATGTTCAATCCATTGATAAATCGGTTCACCCTTTTCATCAACTTGATCTTTTTTACCCTGTACAGCACCTGTTAATCCACTTTCTTGTACTTCGTGAGCTATAAACCCTTCAATAATTTTTTTTGTAGGATCGTTTTTCCAAGTAAATTTCTTAGCATTAACACGTTTAACAATGCCCCATCCATCATCATAGTTTATGATATTGGCTTTCAATCTATAATCGGAAGGTGATCCTTGAGCACCTTGTGCGCCTCTTGGACCTTGTGGACCTTGAGCGCCTTGTGCGCCTCTCGGACCTTGTGGACCTGTACCGCCTGGACCACCTGAACCACCTTGAATGCCTTGAATGCCTTGTGGACCTTGTGGACCTGTACCGCCTGGACCACCTGAACCACCTTGAATGCCTTGAATGCCTTGTGGACCTTGTGGACCTGTACCGCCTGGACCACCTGAACCACCTTGAATGCCTTGTGGACCTTGTGGACCTGTACCGCCTGGACCACCTGAACCACCTTGAATGCCTTGTGGACCTTGTGGACCTGTACCACCTGAACCACCTTGAATGCCTTGAATGCCTTGTGGACCTTGTGGACCTGTACCACCTGAACCACCTTGAATGCCTTGAACGCCTTGTGGACCTTGTGGACCTGTACCACCTGAACCACCTTGCACACCTTGGATGCCTTGGAAACCTTGTGGTCCTTGTTCACCCATAGGACCAAATACCATGTTATTAACACCAACGGTCGAACTTACAGTATAAAAACTGGTATCTGCAAATAATGCACTACCAATTGCTCTCGCAACAGTTCTTTGCACAACGCCATCTTTCCAATATCTAATATTTACGCCGTCATATGTTATTTGAAGAAGAGTTGTTGATGTATATGTACCATAACTAGCTACAAAACCGCCACTTTCATAAATTTGTAGAGCACCGCTTGATACACAATACCAAGCATAATCGAGACTAGCATAACTTGCATCAGCAGTAGGATCGGTATTTAAACCTATCATTCTATATGCACCTGTACCTCCGTAAGGATTAAAACTTACATAACAACCTCTTGTATATCCTTGTGCTGAATACACCTGACCGTCCCAGCTATTAACATTACCCGATGCTTTTGTAAAAGTATTACTATCAGTACCCGCAACATATGCTACACCACCACTGAAAACAGGAGTCCAACATACAGTTCCTTGAACACCTTGTGAACCTTGTACACCTTGTATACCTTGAGCACCTTGAGCACCTTGTATACCTTGAGCACCTTGAGCACCTTGTACACCTTGTATACCTTGAGCACCTTGAGCGCCTTGTGCGCCTCTCGGACCTTGTGCGCCTTGTATACCTTGGACGCCTTGTGGGCCTTGGACGCCTTGTATACCTTGAGCACCTTGAGCACCTTGTACACCTTGTATACCTTGAGCACCTTGAGCGCCTTGTGCGCCTCTCGGACCTTGTGCGCCTTGTGGACCTTGGACGCCTTGTGGGCCTTGGACGCCTTGTATACCTTGAGCACCTTGAGCACCTTGTACACCTTGTATACCTTGAGCA